GTTCACACCCTGCGGAAAATGACCGCTTAACTACGCAAGCACTTTGGGCTACTACAGGAATTATTAAAAGTACTTCACTAGCGGTTACTCCAAATTCTCCTGTAGGTATGAGCGTAATTATCGCTGACGGTTGGGCGGCAATCGTAGGAACAACGCAAACAAATATGGGAACTTATGTTGCCTATAATGACGCGCCAACAGTTGTAGCAATTACTACGGCCAACCCAACTAATCCACGTATAGATTTAGTTTGCGCAACAGTTCAAGACGCGTATTATACAGGTTCACAAAATAACGTAATTTTTCAAGTAGTAGTAGGAACGCCAGCAAGTTCTCCTGTAGCACCAGCACTTCCAGCAAACTCTATTGCGCTTGCTGAAGTAGATGTTGCGGCAGGTGCGCTATCTATTACAAGCGGTGATATTACTGACCTTCGTACTTTAGTTACTACTAATATTCCTGAAACTGGCGATATTAGCGCGGTTAATGCTGGTACTGGTTTATCAGGCGGTGGCACAAGTGGTGCCGTAACTCTTTCTATAAATACAGCAGTAACCGCAGATTTAACTACTTCACAAACTTTTACTAATAAAACTTTAACTACACCTACGCTTACAACTCCTGTTATTAACGGCGGTCAAATTAACCTACAAATTAATGCTCAAATAGGAACTACTTATACAACAGTATTAGCCGATAACGGAAAAATAGTTACGCAATCTAATGGAAGTCTTATTACGACAACTATTGCTCCTAATTCAAGCGTGGCTTATCCCGTAGGCGCACAAATAACTTTTGCTCAATTTGGAGCAGGACAAGTAACGATTCAAGGTGGTTCGGGAGTTACCGTAGTTTCTACAGGTGCTACCGCTTCTACACCAAAATTACGCGCGCAATACTCAACTGCTACCGCTATTCAAACTTCTACTGATAACTGGTTAGTTGTAGGTGATATTTCGTGAGCCGTTTAGCCTTAACACCTACTAACGTTCCCGTAAGCGCAACGGCAATTAGTACGCCAACTTTGCGTGCTGGCGATATGTATTACAACACTTCAACTGGTTTAATGATTTATGACGGTAGTGCGTGGACACAAGTAAGCGGTAATACCGCGCCAACCGAACTAGACGCTGGTGTTGCTGATAGCATTGCGCCATATCAAGGTGGTTTTCCAGATACAACGGCAACACAAACTTTTAATGGGGGTACGCCATAATGCCAGTAGTAACGCAAATTCAAATACGGCGCGGAACTGCGTCACAATGGACTTCTACTAATCCAACACTTGCTAGTGGCGAACAAGGCTACGAAACTGATACTGGCAAAATGAAAATTGGTAATGGTTCTACTGCGTGGAATTCTCTTTCTTACGCTATTACTGGCGCAAACGGAACAGTAACAAGTATTACTGCTGGTACTGGTTTAACTGGTGGAACAATTACAGGTTCAGGTACGGTAGCAATAGATACTTCGGTAACTGCTGACCTTTCTACCGCACAAACTTTAACTAATAAAACTTTAACTGCGCCTGTAATTAACCTTGCGCTTAACGCGCAAACAGGAACTACTTATACTTTTGCGCTAACTGATAACGGTAAATTAGTTACCGCTTCTAATGCAAGCGCACAAACTTATTCAATCCCTACTAACGCTACAACTGCTTTTCCTATCGGAACACAAATAAATATTATTCAGATTGGAGCAGGACAAGTAACTATCCAAGCGGCAAGTTCGGGAACTACGACAGTAAGTTCTACTGGCGCAACCGCTACGGCACCAAAGTTACGCGCGCAGTATTCTGCAGCAACTTTAATTAAAGCCTCAACCGACCTTTGGTATGTGACGGGAGATATTTCATAATGCCTATTATTGGAATATTAGATTCTGCTAAAACTGGACGCTTAGGATTATCTGCCGATTATCTTATTGTTGCAGGTGGCGGCGGTGGTGGCGCATATACAGGTTCAGGTGGTGGCGGTGCTGGCGGATTACGCTCTACTGTAACTGCAACTGGTGGTGGCGGTACTTTAGAAAATGCGCTTACGTTATCTTTAAATACAACATATACAGTTTCAGTTGGTATGGGTGGTTATGGTGAGTGGAATGTAAGTGCTGCAACAAATGGAAGTGACTCATCTATAAGCGGAAGTGGTATAACAACAGTTACATCTGTCGGTGGTGGTAGAGGTGGCGGTTATCTTCAAGGTTCATTATTTTATGCACCAAATGTTGGTGGTTCAGGTGGCGGTGCTAATTACAATACTCACCCAACAGGTGCCGCTGGAACTGCTAATCAGGGTTACGCAGGTGGTAACGGACAAGGCGGAAATGACGCAGGTGGTGGCGGTGGTGGCGCTGGTTCCGTAGGCGGTAATGGACTTAGTTCTGGTGACGCTGGTACTGGCGGTACAGGAGTAGCCGTATCTATTAGTGGTTCATCAGTTACTTACGCTGGCGGCGGCGGTGGCGGTAAATACAATACTGGTAATGCTGGTGCTGGCGGAGCAGGTGGCGGCGGAGCAGGTTCAAAAAATGCTGTGGCTACTGACGGAACTGTAAATACTGGCGGTGGTGGTGGCGGTAGTGGCGACAATAATATTCCTTGTTATTACCAAGGTGGTAGCGGTGGTTCAGGAATTGTAGTTTTAAGATATGCAAGCGCAACGCAAAAAGCAGTTGGCGGAACTGTAACTACATCAGGTGGTTATTACATACATACCTTTACAAGTTCAGGATTTTTTATTACAACATATCCTTTATCTACTGCCGCTAAAGCAACGGGTGGAACTATTACTAATGATGGTTCTTATTATTATCACACATTTACTTCTTCTGGAACATTTACGCCTTCAAGTGCTATTAGTAATGCTCAAATTTTAGTTGTTGCTGGTGGCGGTGGTTGTGGTACTGAATATGGTGCTGGCGGTGGTGCTGGCGGTTTATTAGGGTTTACAGGTCAATCTTTAACTACAACTAATTACACAGTTCAAGTTGGTGCCGCTGGTGCTGGTGCTGGTTCATCTGCTGCACGCGGTAATAATGGCGGTAACTCTTATTTTGGAGCACTTACAGTAGCCCAAGGTGGCGGTGGCGGTGGTGGAAATTACCAATCAGGTTTAAGTGGCGGTTCAGGTGGTGGCGGTTCTTCTTCAAGTTCTGCAGGTGGTAGCGGCACTTCTGGTCAAGGTACTGCTGGCGGTACAACAAGCGGTACAGGTTCATCAGGTGGCGGTGGTGCTTTATATTCTGGACAAGGAAATGGTAGCGGTGGTTTTGGAACTAAAGCGTATTCAGACTGGGGAGTTGCTACAAGTACGGGAGAAAATGTTGCAGGTGTTCGTTGGTATGCAGGTGGCGGTAGCGGTACTGGTTCTTACGGCGGTTGGGGCGGTGGCGGTGGTACGCAAAAATCAGGTGGCACACCTACTAAATTTGTAGGATTAGCCAACACAGGTGGTGGTGGTGGTTCATCAGGCGATAACACAGGGCGTAATGGCGGTTCTGGTATTGTTATTGTTCGTTATCCAATGTATTAAGGAGAAGGCAAATGGAAAAAGAAAAAGCAACGCAAGTATTTAGTTATGAAGTAATAATGCTTGTTCATATTGTTGCAGATAGCGAAGAAACCGCTAAAACGCAACTTGATGAAAAAGGCGGAATTGTAACTAAACGCGATGTAAAATTACTTAATGCTTCTATGCTTTATGGTGAAACTGAGGAAAATAAATAATGTCTCATTTTGCAAAAATAGAAAATAATATTGTTACTGAAGTTATTGTTGCAGATAGCGCAGAATGGTGTACGGAAAATCTTGGCGGTATTTGGGTTCAAACTTCGTATAATACTTTTGGTGGGGTAAATACTCGCGAAGGCGGAGAAGCATTACATAAAAATTATGCAGGTATCGGTTATAGTTGGGACGGCATAGGTTTTGCGGCACCTAAACCCTTTGATTCGTGGTTATTTAATAATGAAACTTATTTGTGGGAACCGCCAATTTCTATGCCAACTGACGATAAAAATTATAAATGGGACGAAAATAACCAACAATGGGTAGAAGTAATTTACGATAACTCTAGAGTGAGTGAAGAATTTATACCGCCTACTGAATAGGAGAACGCGTGACTACTACCTATCGGTATTTATTTGCAGATTTACTTACAAATGAGATAGTCGCTGAACTTCCTATTACGGGAGTTTCTTTTAATCAACAATTAAATCAAGCAGGAACGTTTCAGGCGCACTTACTTCTTTCAGGCGTTAATACTTTTGGTTATAACGTAGACGCTTCTACGCAACCTACTCGTAACGCTATTTATGTTGATAGGGACGGCGTACTTGTATGGGGTGGCGTTATATGGCAACGTTCGTATAACTCAGCAAGCCAAATTCTTTCTATTACCGCGCGCGAATTTGAATCTTATTTTGAACACCGCCTTATAACTACAACACGTGCATTTACTAATACCGACCAATTAACAATAGTTAAAACGTTAATAGATGACGCTGAGGCTCTACCTTCGGGTGATATAGGCGTAAACGTTCCTACGGTAGTTTCAGGCGTACTAATTGACCGCGTTTATTACGATTATGAATATAAAAACGTTTGGCAAGCAGTTAAAGATTTATCTAACCAAGATGACGGTTTTGATTTTAATATTAAAGTTGCTTACGATAACGTTACAAACGAACCTACTAAAACGTTAGTACTTGGTTACCCACGTACAGGTAACGTAGATTCCGGTGTAGGAGATTTACAAACGCCAGTATTTATTTTTCCTGCTGGCAATATTGTTGAATATGATTATCCCGAAGACGGTTCTATTGTTACTAATAATCTTTACGTTACAGGCGCAGGTTCTAACGAAGGTAAATTACTAGCAAATGCGGCAGACGCGCAATCACTTATTGACGGGTTTCCTTTACTTGATTTTACAATTTCGTATTCCGATATAACCGACCAAACCGTGTTAAATGAGCTGGCTACCGCACAAGTTCTTGCGCTTGCTACGCCACCACCTATTGTTAAAGTAATTGTTCCTGCGTTCGTAGAACCCGTTTATGGTACGTATGAAATTGGAGATGACGCGCGTTTAATTATTCAAGATGAACGATTCCCTGAAGGTTTTGATACTGTTTACCGCATAGTTGGAATTAACGTAGAACCTGGGGAAGACGGACCAGAACGTGTAACGCTAACTCTTACTAACACTACTAACTAGGAACGGCTATGGCATATATAAATCAACCGCCTGACTTACGCGTTATGTTTTCCGAAATTTATTCGCGATTAAATAAGTTAGAAACTGCGCAAAGATTTACCGCGCCTAACGTAGATTTTTCTACTAATACACCAACTAATCCACGCGTAGGTGACCAGTTCTACGATACTGACGCAGAACTTATGAAGTATTGGAACGGTACACAATGGGTTGAATTAGCAGATAATCTTTACTCTACAACCGTTAATACTTTTACAACCACTATTCAAAGTACTAATAACAATATGTCTTTTACAGGAACGCCTTGCGATATTGAAATACAACGTATTGGTAAAATGATTACCGCTAACGCAACAATTACTTGTACAAACGTTACAAACTTTGGCACAGGGCAAATCTATTTTAATATGCCAGCAGGTATTCCAGCGCGCTCTCACGATTTAGCGGCAAGCGGTTTCTTAGTAGACGGCGGTACTACATATACTATTTTTGGAACGTTAGGCGCAACAGATAATAAAATGTATTTATGGCACCCAACTTCTAACGGTGGTTCAGATATTCTTGACTATAACTCACCTGCCGTATTAGACACGACAAGCGTAATTAACATTACAGGCGTAGCCCTGTTAGCATAGTGTTATGAAATTAGATACCGCACTTGCTATTGCGCAGATAATCTCTCTTGGATTTGTTGCGCCTGTAGCCGTATTTAGAATATGGCGTAAGTTAGATAACCGTTTAACAGAACAAGATAAGCGTTTAATTCGTATTGAATATCAGTTATACGAAAACGGCGGACTATCTATGAAAGACCAAATAAACTGTATTACTAAAGATATTAACTCTTTAAAAATAAACCAAGCAGTAATTAAACAAAAGGTAGGCGTATAAATGGACGTTAATAAGTTAATAGAACTATGTAATGCTTCTGTTGGTTATACCGAAGGCGTTAATAACGATACAACTTTTGGTAAATGGTTTGGCCTTAATAACCAACCGTGGTGCGCTATGGCGGCAAGTAAAATGTTCTTTGACGCAGGTGCTATTAAGGCGGTTGCTAATACTAAAAAAGGTTTTGCTAGTTGTGACGCTTGGTTAAAGTACTTAACTAAAAATAATCAAATAGTTCCTATCGGGCAAGCGCAACGCGGTGATTTAGTTTTCTTTCAGTTTGACGTAGACGCTCAGCCTGACCACGTTGGGATTATTAGGTCACATAATAAAACTCTAAAAACTTTTCAAGTATACGAAGGCAACACGAGTTCGGGTAAAGCAGGAAGCCAAAGTAACGGTGACGGCTTTTACTTGAAAAAGCGCAATTACAAAACAGTAATGGCAGTTGCACGTCCTAAGGAGTAAATATGAATAAAGTACTTTTAAATAGTTACGCACGTAATTTAGTAGGTTCGCTTTTTGGCGCAGTTGTAGCGGTAATTGCGGCAAAGGGTTATTCCTCACCATTTGATTTAAAAGCGTCAGATTGGCAAGCAGTAGCGCACGTTCTATGGGCTGGCGCACTCCCTACTCTTCTACGTTATTTTAATGTGAACGATTCTGCTTTTGGTTTGACTAATAAGGAAGCAGAAGTAGAATTAAAGAAGGCGGCACCTAAGCCTAAAAAAACTAAATAAGCAATAAAAGTTTTAGCCCTGTAGCGGATTGGGGAAGACGTTACAGGGCTATTTCTTTTACTCGTGTCGGTTGCCTTCTTAGAAGTCTTCCCTGTACCCTTTTCCTATGACTTTAGAAGATTCGATTGAACAGGTTCGTTATAAGAAGCAAGACCAACCTTGTCCGCTTGGGTTAATTATTGAAAAGTTAAGTAAGGCAGACCAAGACGCTTTACATAAGGCTATTGAAAAAAGAATTCCTGACGTAACCCTTGCTAACGCGCTTCGTAAAGAAGGCTACCGAATTGCTGAAATAAGTATCAGCACGCATAGACGGGGAGTATGTCGGTGCGCGAACAAAAAGTGAAAGAAATATTAGAAGAACGTCAATTAAACCACGGTGACTTCTATCAAAACTTTTTAGTAATAGGAAAAATTTGGGGTGCGCTTTTAGGTACTGCGCCTATAGAACCTTACAAAGTAGGACTAATGATGGACGCATTTAAAACGGTACGCGCGTTTAAAAATCCTGAACACGAAGATAATTGGTTAGATAAAATCGGTTATACCGAACACGCGCATAGTGCCGCCTTTTATGACGTAGGTAAAAAGAAGTGACGTTAGAAAAGCGTTTAGAAGATATTCCAGACGAAGTGGCTAACGAAGATTTAGACGAATTACGTAAAGCCCTAATAAGAACTCAGAAACAATTAAAAGACGCAAGGCAACGTACTGACGAATTAGTAGAAGCGACTAAGCAAAGCGCGTATGACGCGACCCTATCTATGGGAAAGATTCCGCCTGTAGTAGTTCCCGTCTTAGATAAAAGGAAGACTAAACCTGAAGTAGCCCTATGGCACTTAACAGATTGGCAAGGTTCGAAAAGAACTACTACTTATAACTCACAAGTAATGCGCGAACGCGTCTTTAACTTTGTAAAAAAGGCTAGGCGAATAACCGAAATTCAAAGAGCAGACCACCCTGTAAAAGATTGCGTAATACTTTTTGGTGGGGATATGGTCGAAGGTTTATTTAACTATCCTGCGCAATTACACGAAATAGACGCAACTTTATTTGAACAATACGTAACCGTTTCGCGGTTAATTACCGAAGTAGTTAGAGAAGCCTTAGCAACTTATGAAAAAGTATTAGTAGTAGCAGAGTGGGGAAATCACGGACGTATTGGAAGTAAGCGCGCGGACGTACCAAGAAACGACAATATTGACCGTATGTGTTACGAGTTAGCGCGTCAGTTATTAGCAGACGAAAAAAGATTAACTTGGCAAGATTGTCCTGATGACGTACAACAAGTAGAAGTCGGAAACTATCGCGCGCTTTTAATTCACGGTGACGAAGTAGGACGTAATGGCTTTGCGTCACCTGCCGCTATTGTTCAACACGCTAACCGTTGGCGTTCAGGTGCGTACCCGTGGGAATTCCGTGACGTTTATATTGGTCACTACCACACACACGCTTGCTGGCCAATGGCTAACGGTCAAGGTTCGGTTTACCAAACTGGCAGTACAGAATCCGATAACCGATATGCCCGTGACCTTTTAGCGGCAAGTGCTACGCCGTCACAACGTCTTCACTTTATTGACCCTGTGCGTGGTCGTGTAACGGCTGAATATAAAGTTTGGCTTGACTAAATAGGACTATCAAGAATCGCGTCTACCGCGTCATCTATTGACCGCGTGTGTTCTTGCGAGCAATTACCGCAATCTTTACACATTAGTCTTCTTCGTAATCGTCCCCGTACTCAGTTGTGATGAGTCGCATATTAGAAATATCAATGCCGTTTTCTTTAGCCGTCTTAACTGATTCTTGAAAAGTATTTAGTACGCGGTTTGTAATATCGCTGACCATATCGGGATATGCGGTTTCAGTACCGATTTCTACAACTAAGCCACCCATACGGATAGCAACGTGTGTGTAAGTCGAATCAGGAGAGTTAGTAGCCATAGAGAAATCGTAACTGCGTTACAAGGCGTGTCGTCAAGTAGGTAGGTGGCGCGTCTAGCCGTCCTGCCGCCTTCGGCTACCCGAAACCCCTGCCGAATCCGAAAACGGCTCTACGGGGCTTCTAGGGGTCTAAAACAAGCGTGAAAAATGTTGGCTTCCCTGTGGGAATAAGCGTTACGCGCAACCTAAGATTGTCTTAGTACTACCAGAAAGCCCGTATCGCTCGTAGTAGGCGGAATCGCTGAGAGCACGTACGCGAGTAAGGGAACGTACACGTAGATTGAAAATTACATAGGGACTATCAAAATTAACTTTCGCGAAACTATGTGCGATTCACAACCGCACATAGTCGCAAGGTTTCGCGCACCTTGCCTGACGAGCATAGCGACTAGGGACAAACAATGATTACTATCGAAAAAGCAAAATCAACCGCTAACGAATTAGTAAACCGTTACGGAACTTTAGATGACGCAGAAACGATTGTAAGAAAAGCGATAGCGGACAAAGTAATAAACGAAAAAGACGCGTTAGCAATATGGGGACGCGTTCGCAGAATCACTAAGAGATAAGGGATAAATAAATGGGAATCGAAATAGGAACAACACTAACCGTTACATTTACGGCAGAAGAACTTGCGAAGTTAGATTGCTTACTTCAACTCTCAATGTTCGAATATAAAGAGACAGACCCACATTACTACCACCACCACGAACGAATCGCAAGCGTGTATAGCGCGCTAGGAAGAGCAGGTTATAGATAATGACTATAGAAATAAATACACGCGATATTGTCGCAGAACAGTTCGCAGAAGATTACTTACTAATAGCAATGAACGATTACGACACATACACAGAACTAAGTGCGAAACGCGAACTCAATACCGCTTCACTTTCTAAAGTATTAGAAACAGAGTGGGAAGAGTTACTACAACAAGTATCGGATTTAGTTACAAGAAATATCTCACCTATCGCAAGCGACTTTATTACGCAAATGCTTAGTAATCAAGGCTCACTACCTTTCGACAAAATTGCTAAGCGACTTAAAGAAGACTAAAGGCGAAACCGCGCGCAAGCGCGGTCTTACGGTAAACGCCGTAACTGACGAGCCTAAGTCAGAATAGAAGGGACAAAATAAATGACTACTGCTACACAAGAAAACGCAATTCCAGAACCAAAGTTAGAACATATCTCTATTAACCTTTTCGGTTACGGAGACAGAGAAGCACCAATTCACGAAGTAGAACACCGTTTAACTTCACAACGCGAAACTATCGAACGTCTTAATAGAGAAATAAGCACTATGCGCGAGAACGTACGTAGCGCGCTACATAAGTTCGATAAGAAAACCGACACAGTAGAACTTGACTTAGAAGACGTCAATTCAATTCTCGAAGATATTGGCGCAAACAAGATTCTATTTACTTACACCGCAACCGTTACTTACACGGTAACTATTACGGGAATTGAAGCCGATAGCGAAAGCGAAGCAGAACGTAAAGCGTTAAACGCGGTTGATTGTCGCGTAGACGAAGAGAAGTGCGGCGAAGACGCTCAGGTAGAAAACGAAGAGTACGAAGCAAGTGACGTAGAAGAGGAAGACAACTAATGACTAAAGAACCAAACTCATACATAACTATTCAGCCGAATAGTCACTATCACAATGCCGCATATAACGCAGGACTATGTAAGTCAAATCAGTACTTAGTAATTGACTTCTATTCTTGGGTTAATTGGTATAACAACGCAAGAGAAAGACGCAACCCAGTAGTACCACCGCCAGCATTTAACGGCGATACATACGAAGTTGCTTTACAAGTACGTAACGAACTCAACGAATCACTAACGAAAGAAGGCAAATAAAAATGGCTAAACTACAAGCAGAAATAAAAGCAGACGGTTCACGCGCAATGTTTACTTCAGGACGCAGACCGTCTTTCGCAACACTAGGTACGGACACTAAAACCGCGCGTACCGCAGAAGAAGCGTTAAAGGAAGCGCAACTTGATTGGGGAGTTTATAAAACAGACGAACCAGTAAATGTAATGATTCCGCGTTCAGAACTTAATAAAGAAGAAGCGCGTATCTTCATTAAAGATAAGTTTATGACTTATCGCTATAACCCAATTACAAACGAACCCGAAGCACTTGGCGTAGTCGGTTCGCGCTATACACCCGTACAAAATTTAGAAGCCTTCTCTCTTTTAAATAATATTGCGGACGATTCAGGCGCGGTCTTCGAAAGCGCAGGAAGTCTTGACGGCGGTAAGAAAGTCTTTATGACTATGAAATTGCCCGAAGGAATTCAGGTAGGCGGTGTAGATAACGTTGATATGTATCTACTCGCTTGGAACGCACACGATGGTTCTAGTTCGTTCTCAATCCACGTTACGCCGATTCGCCTATGGTGTACTAACCAAGTTCGTATGATTATGCGAACCGCGCAAAGTTCTTACACACTTCGTCATACTCCTAAAGTAAACGGCAAAGTAACTGCGGCACGTGAAGCGTTAGGACTTACTTTTAAGTATGTCGAAGAGTTCGAACGTCAGGCAGAACTTCTTCTTAGCGAGAAGTATTCAGATAAAGAGTTTTACCGTTTAGTTGAAACTCTGATTCCGATTGACGAAGAGAACGAGCGCGCACGTAACGTTGCCGAAGAAGCGCGGCAGAATCTTGTAGGACTATGGAAAGCACCTACACAAGAAAATATCCTTAATACAAAGTGGGCGGCATATAACGCCGTTGCTGAGTACGCAGATTGGACTAAGCCAGTACGCGGTTCGAACGTAGATAGCGCGCGCGCGGTTAAGACAATCACAGGGCTAGCAGACCGATTCAAGAACAAGGCTCTAACCCTTCTTTCATAATCCTAAGAAAATAAAAGGCGCGCTATCAAATCGGTAGCGCGCCTTTTCTTAGTCCTAAATAAACAAATGTAAATGTCTTTACTAACCGTTAAACTAATCAAGGGAGAAACCAAAATGATAATGACCGTTATAAATGCTTTATTCGCCGTACTCATTTCCTGTGCGGTACTTCTTTACATCAAATACGACAACGCTTTCCACTTAACAATTCGTGGCAAGCGATTTCTTTTTGTAGTCGGAATCCTTTTCTTTTTCGGACTACTAACCGTTAGTCAAAACCTTTATTGGGATTGCGACTTGCGGAATCTAAACAATATCGAACAATGCGAAGTCCATTGGGGATTTCCATACTAAGTAGGAAGGCGCAATATGAAAACCCGAATCACAGTAATAGTAAAGACCGAAGATAACGCGCAAGCAATCGAAGGTATTTCTACTACAGAAAAAAATACGTTACGTAGGGAATACGTACGTGACGTAATCGGTAAAGCACTACAGGGATACGAACCCGAATTCACAAAGGTTCGTTTAGTTCAGGAAGGTAAATAATATGAGTAACGCAGTATTAGCGGTTAAGTCAGACCAAAAGTTTTGGGACGATATGCAACTTGCCGCACTAAAACAAATTGGATTAGCAGACGCACCTAAAGCAGAATTAGGCGCGTTCCTCCATTACTCGCAACGCACAGGGCTTGACCCGTTCGCACGTCAGATTTATATGATTAACCGTGGCGGACGTTACACAATCCAAGCAAGTATTGACGGACTTCGAATAGTCGCGCAACGTTCAGGCGAATACGCAGGACAGGTTGGACCTTTCTTCTGCGGACAAGACGGTGAGTGGACAGACGTTTGGTTAGAGAAAGAACCACCACTTGCGGCAAAGGTTGGCGTAATGCGTAAAGGATTCGTAGAACCTTTATTTGCGGTAGCCAAGTTTGAAAGTTATTGCGTAGTTGGTCGTGACGGTAAGCCTTCGGGTTTATGGTCAAAAATGCCCGACACAATGATTGCGAAATGCGCCGAAGCGTTAGCACTACGTAAGGCGTTCCCTAATGACCTAAGCGGAATCTATTCAACCGAAGAAATGGAACAAGTAGACAACGCCGCACCTGCGCCGATTAAAGCGGTAGTAGAAATCGCGCAGGAAGTTAAGCCCGTAGAACTTACAGAAGAACAGTTAGCGGACTTACGCCTAAAACTAAATCAAGTATATGACGCAGAAACTTTAGTTACTCTTAAATCTTTACACGAAAGATTTGCGCCAGTTCTTGATATTCCGTTTGTAGCCGTAGTAAATACCGCGCCTACAACTCTTCGTAAAGAAATTATTGCACTTAAATCTATGTTAGAAGAACGTAATGTTTAACGATTCTCTAATGATTGAATTAGATTTTAGTACCGAACTAACACCTGCTCAAAGATTCGAAGAGTTTAACTCTCGTAATCCGCAGGTGTACCAAGCCTTAGAAGATATGGCTCACCAGTTAGTCAGGCGCGGACGTAGGAAAATCGGAATCAATATGCTTCTCGAAGTCCTACGTTGGAATTATTATATGAAGACAGATGACCCTAATTCTGAATTCAAAATTAACAATAACTATGCGCCTTACTACTCTCGTTTACTAATCGAACGTAACCCGTCTTGGGCTAACGTTTTTGAACTACGAACAATAAGGAGTAAGTAATGGCTATTAAAAAAGACGAATTAGATACTTGGTTAGATTCTCTTAATACTATGTATCACGGAACAGTTACAAGTTCAACAACTAGCGTAAGAGTTGTAAAGAAACCCGTTTTACAAGAACTTCTTAGTATTCCTTTAGATAGTTTATTTGAACTTTACGGGAATCTAATTTTGGCTGGATTCGAAAAAGAAGAAGCCATAACAATAATCGTTTCTATAATTCGCAACTATGAGCAACGAACCGCTTAGATGTTGGTACTGTGGAAATTGGAAACCGTATGCGGAATCACAATGTACGGTTTGCGGAAACTCAGGAAGGAAGAAGTTAAATGGTCACGCCACAAGCGATAGAAAACCGTCTAACGGCTCTTAGTAAGGAAGTAGACGAAGCGCACGTGTTCCTAGAGAACGCCGAACTTGCTTACCATAAAGCCAAAACGGATTACGAATTGGGTATGGCTAGCACACGTCTTTCTTTCGGTCAAGAAAAGTTACGCGTACAAGACGTTCAGGACATAGCACTAAGAGAGAACGCACACTTGTACCGCACACTTAATACGGCAGAAGCAACCGTTAAAGCGGCACGTGCTAACGCCACACGAATCAGAACACAAGTAGATATAGCGCGCTCTGTCGGAACGTCCGTCAGGGCTTCATTAGAAATGTAAGGGACGATAATGAAAATAGATGAAATGTTAGTTAAAGCGTTAGTAGCGTATGACGCTACGCGCGAACGCTCGCTTCAAAAAGAAATCGGAGTAAGTCAGATTGGCGGTTGCCGCAGGTCGGTTTACTTTCACCTTAACGGAGAACCTAAAGTAAATAACACGTTAAGGCTTCCTGCTCTTATGGGTACGGCTATTCATAAGATGATTGAAGAAGCGATTATTAACGAAGCAAAAGAAACTTGGGCTGATTACGAAACTGAAAAAGAAGTTACTTTTGACGGTTTAAAAGGTCACATAGATTTATTTATACCGTCTGCTGGCGCGGTTATAGATTGGAAAACTACTAAGTTAAAGAACTTAGATTACTTTCCGTCTAAGCAACAACGTTGGCAAGTTCAGTTATATGCGTACCTATTAGAAAATAATGGTTACGAAGTCAAGACCGTAACGCTTGTAGGTATTCCACGTGACGGTGACGAACGTAATATCAAAACACATACCGAAGAATATAACCGCGAAATTGCGTTAGACGGTATGACTTGGTTACGTGAAGTACAGGCTACGACTATGCCACCTGCGCCTGAAAGATATGCGGCGCAGTTCTGCCAACACTATTGCCCGTACTTTGGCGATAGTTGCGGTGGCAAGGGAAAAGAAGTTACGGCAGAAGTTATTGAAGATATAGAAATTATCTCTGCCGTAGAAAAGTTTATTGAAGTTGATTCTAAGATTAAGGAACTAGATAAAGTCAAAGACGGTATTAAAGCCGCACTTGAAAACGTTAATGGAGTTACTCCTAACGGCGTTAAAGTTTCTTGGTCACAAGTCGCAGGACGTTCTTCAATAGATGAAGCCGAAGTATTAGAAAAACTTGGCTACGTTCCTAAGAAGCAAGGCGAACCGTCAATGCGTCTATCGGTGAAGTAATGACGTGGGTAAAGATTGACGATTCATTTCCAGACCACCCTAAAATCATAGGCTTATCTGATTCCGCTTTTAGGGCTCATATTCAGGGACTTTGCTACTGCGGACGCTTTCTAACTGACGGCTTTATTCCTACTGCCGCTATCGGGAAAATAGGCGCGTTAGAAGCCATAGAACAGTTAGTAGACGCTGGACTATGGCAGGAAGAGCCTTCGGCAAGCGGTTATCTAATCTACGGCTATTTAGACCACCAAACGTCTAAGAAGCAGGTTGAAGAAAAACGGGAAACGGTTAGACAACGGCAGAAGCGTTATCGGGATAAAAATAAAGATAACGAAGAAAGTAACGCGTTAGTTTCCCATACAGAATACAGAAGTCAGAATACAGAATACATAAATACAGAAGACATAATACAGAATACAGAAGATAAAGAACTTCCTGCGATTCGTAATAAGTCTGCTAAAAGCGCAGTTGAAAATATTTCAAACAAACTCGCTGACGCTCGCGCGAACGGCATAAACGCTTGGAATCTTTCAAAACTTGTAGAAGAAGAGTGGGATACATTACATAACGCTAACGATATTGGTGGGTGTATTGCGCTAACGGCTTGGTACGTAAGCGAATTACAAACACGAGCGTTATCCAGCGCGGAAATTGGGCGCATAGGTCAAATGACTAAACGTTTCGGACGTATAGCGTTACTTGCTATTGACGAAGCGGCAAGTAAAGATTTAACTGATTTAGTTAGTTACGCATATCGCGTAGCACAAAATATGTACACAGAAAGGAAAGCCAATGAAGGTAGGTGACGTAATTGTGGAAAACGGTATTCAAGTAACCGTTACTCTTATCGGAGAAGCACAAGAGAGTTATCAGATATGGGAAGGCGTCACCGATTCAGGTGGACCAATGTGGGGCTATGTATGGAAGGAGAATCTAAAAAGTGTTGAAAAAGAAAAAAGAACGCGAGTGTAAAGAGAACCATTGGTTTGTTCAGGAAGGACAACTAATGCTTTCTACACCTACAGAAGAGCAACAAGACTTAGCCAAACAAATAATTAAAGTACTAGAAAAACAAATACGGTTAAGAATTGCCGAAGATATAACTAACTGGAAACCGTTAGAGAATCGCGCGCAGATTATGAAAGTAGCAGGAAGTCTTGACGCCGCACTTGTCGGAGTTCAGGCTATATGCGCCGATATTGCTATGGGTAAAGATAATGACGGAACAGAATAAAGAACCTGAAAAGACGTTCGATATTCTTATGCGCGTTCTTAGGGGTATCGAAGAGTTACGGCTTAAAGATACCCCTATGAACGAATTAGCCTTTGTTTATTTAGAAGGATATACAGAAGCGTTAGATAAAGCCTTAAATGTAATTAGAAGGGAACTCTAATGGATACTCATTGTATGCGTAACGCTTGTAAATGTAAGCACGTAGATTGCGTTAAAGGATTTATTAACACAACTTATGTTACTACTAAAGAAACAAGAACACGAGAAGGCAAAGTAATTACCACCGAAATCGAATATGAAGGTGTACTATTTTGTCCAACGTGCGACCCAGAAAGGGCTTCTATACAACGCACTTCGGCTTCTTCTGAAGAGATGAGAGAACGCCTTAATAATCGCTCGCCATTAAAAGCAAAAGAAAACTTCGAAAAAGAAGAAGCGAGCAAGACCCGAACCCTGTAAAGGAGTAGGAAATGCCAATAAAAATAAAAATAAAAGCGTTAATAGCCATAGCAATTTCAGG